ATAGATGAAGCAGTAGAAGGTGTAATTAGATTATTAGATGGCGATTATGTTCACCCTGTTAATATTGGCTCAAATGAAATGATTGCTATTAATGATTTAGCCAAAATGGTTATTGATATTTCTGGTAAAAAATTAAGCATAAAAAATGTAGAATCAAATGCTATTGGAGTTCGTGGTAGAAATTCTGATAATACATTGATAGAAGAAAAATTAGGATGGAAACCATCAAGACCACTTCGTGAAGGAATGGAAAAATTATATAACTGGATTAATCAAAAAGTATAATATGTTAATACCATTAAAACCAATACTTGAAAAGTATAACATTGAACTAAACGGAGTAGCCCATGTTGGAGCCCATTGGGCTGAAGAACATGATGACTATATTGATTGTGGGTTAAAAGGTTTTTTATATGTAGAACCAATCAAAGAAGCATTTGAAGTTTTGGTTCAAAGATTTGCAGGTGACTCTAATGTAAAATTAGAAAATGTTGCAATTGGTAGTAAACAAGATATAGGAGTAATGTGTGTAGATACAACTAATCAAGGACAAAGCAATAGTTTGCTAGAACCATTTGTGCACTTAGAGCAGCACTCTGAAGTTATTTTTAATGGCGACCCACAAGTTGTTAAGATAGTAACATTGGATAGTATAGAATTTCCTTCTTGGTACAATCTATTTATGGTTGATACTCAAGGGTATGAATTAGAAGTTTTAAAAGGCTCAACAAAAGTATTGCCTCAATTTGATTTATTATACTTAGAAGTTAACAGACAAGAAACGTACAAAGGATGCCCTATGGTAGAGGAATTAGATGAATTTCTTTTACCTTTTGGATTTCACAGGGTAGAAACAAAGTGGGCTTCTGATTATCACTCTTGGGGTGATGCTATTTGGATAAAAAAATAATTATGATAAACGTACCTTCAGAATTTACACCGACTATAAATACTATTTATCCTTTTGAGAATCTTTTTATTTTTGAAGATTGGGTGATGAGGCAATATATACCTCAGACAGAAAGGGAGTATTTGCCAATACAATGGACCGCATACCATGTTAATAATAGCTATGGTAATGATAAGCAAGCTATTGATAAACTTCAAAAATATGTTGATAACCTATCAAGAGATAAAAAGTATTGGACAATTTGCCAATATGATGACGGTATTATTATTGACCTCAAAGACTTAGATGTTCTTGAGTTTAACATGAGTAAAAAGGTGGGTGTTGAAATACCGCTTCTTTGTATGCCTCACTCATTTGAATGGGATGGGCGTAAGCGAAGATTTGCTTCATTTATTGGAACGCATACGCATCCGATAAGAGAGCACGTTTTTAATATATTAAATCCAGACTATTACATATCAGACAAAGGACATGATATAAACCAATTTTGTGATATTATTTCTGAATCATTATTTGGTTTGTGCCCTAGGGGTTATGGATTAAATAGCTTTAGGATAGCAGAGTGTATGCAGTATTTAACCATACCGGTGTACATATCTGATGAATTTGTAAATCCTTTTGATTTAGATTTTAGAGAATTTGGTATTATAATAGAAGAAAGAGATGCTGATAGGATAGAACAAATTTTAGGAAGCATTTCTAATTTGGAAATAGTTGATAAGCAAGAAAAAATAGGCGAAATATACAAAGAGTATTATACCTATGAAGGTGCACTTAGAAATATAATCAAGATTTTAGAGAAGTGAAAATAGCAGTTATCCACAATTTTGATTCTCATGAAAGATTTGATAGGCTTATGCAGGAGTTTATTGGACAGGGTATAAAGGATTATCAAATATTTCCAGCTATCCATGACCAATATTCTGTAATGAAAGGTATCAATCTAGCTCATAAACAATGCGTTCAGTTTGCAAAAGATAATGGACTCAAGGAAATATGTATAATGGAAGATGATGTTAGGTTCACAAATCCTAATAGTTTTAAATATTTCTTAGAAAATAAGCCAAAAGATTTTGATATTTATTTAAGTGGTATATACATAGGTGAGATTTTAGAGGATAATTCTGTTAAATCATTTACTGGATTTCATTGCTATATAGTTAATGAAAGGTTTTATGATGAATATTTAAGTGTTCCTGATGATGAGCATATAGATAGAGCATTGTCGAATTTGGGAAAATACTATGTTTGTAGCCCATTTATAGCCATTCAATATAACGGATTTTCCTATAACACAAAGATGGATATGAATTATGATGATTTGCTTAAAGGTCGTGAATTATATTAAATTAATTTTTAAATAAATTATTTTGTATTTTTAACATAGTTTTAAGTATTTTTGGTTAATCTTAAATTTAGCATAGTAATGCAGCAGCAAACAAATACATACCCTAATCAACAAGTAGACCCAAGGGAAAAAAATTACGACTGGATTTTATCTTACGTTAAGGCAGCTTGGGGGGATTCTCGTGGTTATGTACCTAACAATATGCTCAATTTCGGTCAATCAAAAATGAACGAGATTAGAGAATATGCATTAGGTAGACAAAGTACAACTAAATACAAAAAAATGTTGCTCGCAGATGAGCAAACAGATAAAAGTTGGTTGAATATTGACTGGACTCCGCCATCTTTCTTGACTAAATTTAGAGAGATTGCTATTTCAAAATTGGTGCAAAGGAGATATGATATTCAAGCGTTTGCTGTAGACCCGTTAGCTAAAAGTGAAGAAGATGCTTACTTCAATGAAATGAAGGTTAAGATTATGATGCGTGAAGCATTGAAGAAAGCTGGAGGAGAAGAACTTGCAGATAGCCCTGTATTAGCACCAGCTCCGGGTGAGCCGCAAGATATGGAGCAATTAGAGATGGAACAACAGTTCGGATACAAGCACGTAATGTCAATGGAGGCAGAGCAAGCTGTATCATTAGCTTTTTATCAAAATAAATTTGATGACAAGAGAAAAAGAACTATAGAAAATTTATTTGATTTTGGAATGGGTGGTTATACTCAATGGATTGATGAGAATGGTCACGTTAAGCTAAGAGAGATTAACCCAGAAAACATGGTGTTATCTTATTGTGCAAAAAGTGATTTTTCTGATTTAGTGCATTGGGGTGAAGTAAGAGAAATGTATATTGGAGATTTAGCTCCATTTTTTACAGCAGACCAAATGAATCAAATGGTTACTTCTGTTGCAGGAAGATTTGGTAATCCATCAAACTTTATGTACGGAACTGACTATTCTAAATATTGGAATAGATTTAAAATATTAGTTTTAGATTTTGAATTTTTATCATGGAACGATTATACTTACAAAGAGGAAGTAGATGGTCGTGGTAATATAAGATTTGGTAAAACTAAATATCAGGCTGCATCAAGAATGGCTGTTAATCAATTAGGTTCACTAGAAGCTGAATTTAATAAGCCAATGAGTCAAACAGAAAGTAAAGGTCAAGCAGAACCAATATTTATGCCTGTAACTAAGAAAGTTGTTTACAAGTGTAAGTGGGTTGTAATGACTGATTTCATGTATGACTGGGGTATGTCTGAAAACCAAATCAGAAAACCATCATCTTGGTGGGATACTCAATTGAATATTCAGCTATATGCTTGGAACTTTTATAAGATGCGTTTTGCTGGTGTTACAGAAAGACTTATCCCATTAGAAGATAAAGCTTGTTTAGCTTGGTTTAGATTACAGAATATGTCTAATAAACTTATTCCTTATTTAATCAATATTGACCTTAATGCACTTGAGGGTGTAGACTTTGGTGGAGGTGGAGATAAGATGAATCCTACTAAAGTTATGGATTTCATTTTCTCAAACTTTGTTGTTCCTTATCGTTCAACAGATTTGTTAAGCCAAAACCCTAACTACAAACCAGTAAGTATTGAAGCTTCAGGTCAGTTAGCTGTATTCGGACAATTGTATGATGACTTAATGCGCACTATTGATTTAATGCGTCAGGTATCTGGATTGAATGAATTGACGGACGGCTCTACTCCTAATGCAAGAACTTTAGTTCCGGTTGCAAATGCAGCTATGGAAAGCACCAATAATGCTCTTTACTTGTTAACATTTGCAGATAAGCAATTGATTCAAGGTTTAGCTGATGCGATTGTAGCAAAAGTTCAGATAGCTGTTAAGCTAGGTAAGGTTCAAGGTGTATCTAAAGCTTTAGGTGAAGAAACAGTTAAGTTTTTACAAATCAATCCTAATCTATCTATTCATGAGTTTGGTATTTTCATTGAAGATGCGCCTCAAGATTATGAAAGACAGCAATTAATTCAGGAATTAAATATTCGTGACTCTCAAGGATTGATTGAGCCTGAAGATAAGATTTTAGTAATGAGCTGCCGTAATTTGAAAATGGCTTCTATGATTTTGGCTTACAGAATCAAAAAGCGCAGAGAGCAAATGCAGCAGTATGAATTACAAAAGATTCAACAACAAACGCAAGGTAATGCTCAAGCTGCCCAAGTTGCAGAGCAAGAAAAAAGAACTACTTTGCAGACTCAATTAGAGGTTGATATTGCTAAGATTAATGCAGAGAAACAATGGGATTATATTATCCAAATGGGCAAGAAAGAAAGCGATATTCAAGAAGCTAAGATTCAAAGTGATGCAAAAGTTATTGCTCAAAGAATTTCAGCAGAAGCTAAAATAACAGTTAACAACAATAAAAAATAAAAATAAGATGGAAGTTAAATCATTACTTAGTGCAAACATGAAGAAATGGTTGCAGAAATCTATAGAAAGCGAGCTATATGCTTCTAATTTCTATAAGCATTTAGCTAATCAATTACAAAGACTTGGATACTTTGGTTCTCAAGCTTTCTATTTAAACGAAAGTGCTGATGAATTAAAGCATTATCAGATTATCGTTGAGTTTATGAATGATATGGGTGATGTGGCAGAAGTTCCAAAAGTGGATGCAATTAAAGATAAAGTTGGTTCTATTGGAGATAGCTTAGAATTAGCCTATGAAATTGAAATGGATTTATATGAACAATATAAAGAGTTCTACAAAATTGCAGAAGATGAAGATTGCGCTGTAGGACAATTCCTTTTACAATTTATAGAAATTCAAAGATTAGCTATTGGTGAGTATGGTGATTTGATTTCTAAATATAAAGTAGCTGAAGAAACTAAAGAAATCCTGTTCTTTGATAAAGCAATGGGAAAAAATTAAATAAATTTATTTTTTTTAACTAAATTTTATTATTTTCGTAACGAAAAACACACTTATGTCAGAACTAGAACAAGAACAACCACAAGAACAAAAACCAGTTTATAGAATGAGTACCGGTATACCTATGCCTCAAGATGAGTTTGTAGAGCCTGCCGCACCTATTCAAGCTGAAAGTGCAGAACCAGTAGTAGCTAATGAAGAAGCTGCATCTACAGTTGTAACAGAGCCAGAAGCTCAGGTTGAAGAAAATGTAACAGCATTTTCAATTCCTAATTTTGGTGATGAGCCTACTGAAGAATTTTCTACTGAAGCGCAACCATCGGCACAAGTTCAGGTAACTGATTGGAAAGAGCAATTAAAAAAGTCAGACCCTAAAGAAATTTTAAAAGAATTAGGTTACGATGAATTTGTTGCAGATTTTGCAGAGTTTAGAAAAAATGGTGGAGATGCCTATAAGTTCCTTGAAGCAAAGGCTTTTGATTGGAACAATGTATCTCATACTGATTTGGTCTTTGATGAATTAAAATTACAATATCCTAATCTTAGCGATGATAAGATTGAGAAATTGTATCAAGCAAGATATAAGCAAACTGAGTTTGCGGCTGATGAAGATAAAGAGGTTGGATTGATTCAATTAGAAGCTGATGCAGAATTAGTTAGACAAAAAAGAATATATGAACAGCAACAGTTCCGTATACCAGAAGTTAGTAGGCCACAAGAGGTGGATAACCAATTTCAGTATGCAGAGCAGGAGCGAATTATAGCAGAACAACAACAACAAGTTCTCCAGTTTTTCAGGGAACATGATGCTACGAAATCCTTACTAGAAAGCAAAAGAGTTGCGATTGATTTAGGAGATAATGGCAAATTCAATTTTAACATTGATAAACCTGAAAATTTAATGGCAGTAGCGTTGGATGGAGAAAAATGGCAAAGAGCAATTTCTGTAAATCCGCAAGAGGTGGACCCAGCAAAGCTTATTCCAGATGTGGCTAAATTGCAAAAAATTGCATTAGTCGCTCTTAATCCAAACTATGAAAAAGACCTTGTGAATTATGGAAAATCATTGGGATTGAAAGCTATCATTGAAGAAGGACAAAACGCACGCAGACCTGTTGGTAGCGTACCTGCCCAACCCAATGAATCATTAGGTGAAGCTTTTGGCTCAAGGGCTAAACTCGGAACCATAGGCAGGTAAAAATTAAAAACTTTTACTTAAAAAAAATTAAAAAGATTAAAAATGGCAAACAATTTAGGTAATATTACCAAAGCCTACGTCAGCGCAATTGACCCTGTGCTAGACACGAGAGAGATTAACAAGCTCGTTACTGATATTCAGAACGATGATGCTTTAACAGACATTTTGTGGTTAGGTGACAGAAAGAAGCCTATCACTACTGGTCAACCTATCTATTACACTTTTGTAAATGAAGCTTTATTCAAACTTCTTGATACAACTGGTGGTACTGTAAATGGTACTGGTACAACTTCTATCAACTTTACTTGTACTGCTGCGACTTCTGGTCAAGCACGTAAAGATGATTTAGTTCTAGTTCCAACTGGTGCTATCTCTGCTATCGTTACAAACGTAGTAACAACTTCAGGTATTGATACCGTATACATTAAATCTGTATCTGGTGCTAACATGACTTTAACTGCTGGTGATAAATTATCTTTATTCTCAGTAGCTGTTGGTGAAAACTCAGTAAGCCAAACTAACTTACGTTTCGGTTTGACTAAGTACACTAACAAATACCAAATCTTCCGTGAAATTTCAAAAATTACAGACGTTCAAAACGCTGCAACTATTGAAGTTGAATTTAACGGTCAAAACAAATTCATCGTTAAAGACCATCTTGAAAAAGCAATTTTACTTAAAGGTAAAATCAATGCTGCTTTCATCGCTGGTGATATGTCAGTTACTACTTTCAGTGATACTAACCCTATCCTTACTGATGGTAATAGTTCAAACGGTGATGGTGGTGGACCAGTACAAACAACTCGTGGTTTAAACAAATACATCGAGATGTACGGTAGCACAATCGTTAACGGTACTTTAGGTACAGTACAAAAAGCTAACATTGATGATGCTCTTGATACTCTTACAGCAGCTAAGGCTCCTAAAGATTATTTAGTATTCGGTTCAAGTGCAACTAAGAGAGCTTTTGATACTTATTGGAAGGCATTAGGTTCTTCTGGCGTACAATCAGTTCGTATCGTTGTTGACGGTAAAGAACTTGATTTACAAGTAGATAAAGTAAGTTATGGTGGTTACACTCTTAACTACATGGCTATGCCAATTCAAGACCAACCAGTATTATTCGGTCAAACTGTAATTAACAAATGTGCATACTATGTTCCTTACAACAACCGTGTTAAAGTACAAGGTGGTGGTTATGATTCAGCAATGCGTGTAAGATACGTACCAGCTCAAACTAAATTCGGTAATGATATGATTGGTGAAATCCACAGCGGTGCAATTTCTCCAGTAAATCCTAACGGAGATGCAATGAACTGGACTTGTTCTTGGACAACTGCGCAGGGCCTTGAATGTTTAGGCGTGCAACATTTCTTACGTCAACAAGTTTTAGCATAATTCTTTGTAGACAAATAAACGGTGGGCCATTGAAATATATGGCCTACCTTTATTATAAAAATTATATGAAAGAAGAAATTTGGAAGCCACTAGAAGGGCTGAAAGATGGATTTTACGATGGGCTTTATGAAGTTAGTAATTTAGGTAGATTTAAAATGTTACCTAGAGTTTTAAATTGTACTAATGGACAAAGAACTACAAAAGAAAAGATAGTTACTGGTTGTAATTCTAATGGGTATAGAAGGGTTGTTTTAAAGAAAGATAGAATTAGGTTGCAAATAGATTTGCATATATTAATTGCAAAAACATTTATACCAAATCCAAATGGTTATCCGCAAGTTAATCATATAGATGCCAATAAATCTAATAATGAAGTTTATAATTTAGAGTGGTGTACGCAAAAGATGAACGTAAATCACGCTTTAACTTTAGGTTTATTTAAAATTACAAGAGGCTCTGAGAGGAGTACGGCTAAATTGAATGAAGATAAGGTTATAGCTATTCGTGAAATGTATAAAACAGGACTTTATACGATGTGTATGTTAGCTCAAGAGTTTTCTGTTGGTAAAACAGTAATAAGAAATATAATTAATAGAACTAAATGGGCTCACGTAGCCTAAATTTTAAACCAAAAAAACACATATATGCAAGTTGTTGGAAAATTCAACGCAATTTCAGAAGATTTAAAGAAAGCGATTCCTGCTTTAGAGCCGGGTCAATCTATTATTTTTGAAATGCTTACAGGGGTTAAGAATAATGACCCAGATGAGAAAGAAAAACAAAGAAACCCATTACTTTATCCAAAAGCAAACATCCCTACTAGAGATAGGATTAAAGACCCTTATCTAGCTAAACAAGGAAAAGATGCATGGGTAGATGTGGTAGTAGCTGATTGGTGGGATAATGAAAAACCGGGTAAGGAAAGATTTTTTATGCCGGGTGTTAGTGATGGTTTAGGTGGATTTCAATTCACAGGACGTTTTTCATTAGTAGGTGGTAATCAAAGAGATGAGGAACTTTATGAGTACCTTATGATTAGTAATTACAACAGAGATAGTGTTTTAGGAGAAGCAAGAGATGCTAGTAAAACCCCACTTTTTGGTGTTGTAAATCAAAGAAAATCAAGCCAAAAGGCACTTCAAGGTTTTGAAATCCTGAAAGAAGCAATTGGTATTATTTCTAAGATGAAGCCAGCAGAAGCTCGTAAGATTGGAGCTGCACTTAACTGGAATGAGTTTACTGATGATGATGTGATTTTAGCTGAAGTTGCAAACTTTGCTCGTTCTAAACCAGATGAGTTCTTAAAAGTTTATTCAGACCCTTCTAAAGACATTAAATCAGCCGTAAGACAAGGCTTGGATAATGAGATTATTTCATTTGATATGGCTACCGGTAAGGTTTCAATTGGCTCTCAAGAAATCACTACAATTTCTAAACAAGACAGAGGAAATGTAACAGATGCATTGACTCAATTTATCCAAACTGCAAAGAATGGTAAAGAAGTTCTTGCCAATATCAAGAAGCAATTAAGTGAGTTAGCTAAGGCTTAAAATTTAATTAAATTATAATAAAAAAGCTCTACCATAAAAAAGTAGGGCTTTTTTTATTATTTAACATTTTTTTGGTAGTTTTGGTAAACTTTTTTATTATGCCGCTTACACCAAATTTTACCGCCTCTCAGGTTATATCAACCCCTAATTTATTAATATTAAATGATACAAGTACAGGTTCTGATGTTGCTATCACTACTAGAAGGGTGTATATGCAGAAATCAGATGGTACTTATTTAGTTCAAAGTGGTACAACTACCAACTATGAAGTATGGTCGTTAGCCACCGGAAACACAATTAGTTTTAACGTATTAGATAGAGATTATGCATTGAACATCACAGTTGAGTGGAGAGATAATTCAAACACGCTTTATAGCAAGACGGTTACGTATGGTTTTTCTACTTACGCAAAGATTTATAATACTAAATTATCTAAAGCTCAAATATCTGCTCCTGAAAGATTGGATGGGGATAATTGGCTTTCTACAAAGTTTGCTTTAAATACTTATATCCGTGCAGCAGATGATGCAATTACACTAGGTGCAGGAATTGCTATTGCGCAATTAAGTTTGAATAAAGCAAAATATATTATTGACAATCCTAAATTAGTTTACTAATGCCAACTACAGCAGATGTTATTGATATAGCAAAAGTTTCAACCTCTTTAGCAATAAGAGATATTGCATTAGGTAAAGAAACAGATTTGACTTTACCTAAGAAATTGCAAATGGAAAGCGATATTTTAGAGTGGGTTAATGATGTGAATTATACAGGAATAAACCTTGTTGGTTTTACAGAATACGTATATGGAATGTGCGGTGGATATGCTTATGAAGCAGAAGGTATTATTGGCACAGGCGGTATCGTTGTTAATCCAAGTAGCGGAGGTTCTGCAATAACTATTCAGCAGTATTCTAAATTTGCAAGTAGTGGTTCTACAACAATTACATTTAGTGAAGCAATTAATAAAACACTTCTTTACGCAAGTAGAGGCGGTATTGATGTTGGTGAAATTATATTTAGTGGCGTACCTACAGGAAATCAAGTTAGATGGGATACTAATACTGGAACTTTAACAGTTGCAGCAACTGTACCTTTTGGCACAGGAGAATTTGTGAGAATATTAGTTATCTAATAAAAAAATATTAAAATGGCTATACAAGGTTTTTTTACCGGTGACGTTAAAATAAAAGATTTAAACGGTGTATTAAAAGCCGTAAATGGTGTTGTAGAAGTAGCAACAGACGCAGGTACTGTAACGAGTGTTGGCTTAACTGTTGGTTCAACAGGAACTGATGTGAATGTTGCAAATAGTCCAATTACTACAAGTGGAAGTATCACATTAAATTTACCAACTGCATCTGCAACCAATAGAGGCTTATTAAGTTCTGCTGATTGGAGTTCATTTAACTCTAAACAAGGAAGCCTTACTTTAACTACAACTGGTAATAATGGTTCTGCAACTTTAGTTAGCGGAACTTTAAATATTCCAACATATACTTTGGCTGGACTTGGTGGTATTAGCTTGACTTCATTGAGCGCATCAAGCCCTTTGCTATATAATAATACTACAGGAGCATTTTCTATACAAGTAGCAAGTGGTTCTCAGAATGGTTATTTATCATCAACTGATTGGACAACTTTTAATAGCAAGCAATCTGCATTAACTTTTAGTTCTCCATTAGTAAACACATCGGGAACTATATCTATTCCTGCTGCAACAAGTTCTGTGAATGGTTATTTAACTTCTACAGATTGGAGTACTTTCAATAACAAGCAGGCAACAATTACACTTACTACTACAGGAAGTAGTGGAGCTGCTACGTTAATTGGGGCAACTTTAAACATTCCTAATTACGGAGGGGCATTAACAGGATATGTTCCATATACTGGAGCTACGGGTGATGTTGATTTAGGTGTTTATAAGTTAAGTTTAAATAAAGAGCAGTTTGCTTCTATATCTGCACCTACTTATTCAGAAGGTTTAGTATGGTATGATTCTGCTCAAAAGTCATTATCTTTTTACAATGACTCAAGTTTATCTCCTGTTTTTATTGGAGAAAACATTGTATTAAAAGTTTACAACAATACAGGTAGTACTATTTCAAAAGGAGCGCCTGTTTATATACAATCTGGAGGCTCTTTTACTTATCCTAATGTTGCTTTGGCTAAAGCTGATTCTGCTTGTACTGCTGCCGTTATTGGTTTAATGAATGCAGATACTCCAACGGGTGGCT